TTTTCTCCATTTCCAATTACATTTTCACCAAGTTTCGCAATTACTTCATCACCGATATTTAACTTGTTTCTCATTGTAATATTCTCCTCTTAAATTTTTATTTTAAAATCTTTACACCTTTTTTCCCACTCGTCTTTTCAGATATTCCGGTCAGGCAGTCCGCTGCATCATCATGTTTATTTTTTCCTTTTCTAGAATAACTCATTATGGCTTCGAAAAATTCTGGCCATCTTATATCCCAGTTGGCAGGAAAATATATATGCTCCATAACAAAGGTGGCGTTAGATAGTATCCTCGCCACTTTGTTTTTACCTTGATGAAACCATTTAATTATTGTCCTTCTAGTTTTGTATCTCTGCCATAATAACCGTTCAATCGTTCTAGCAAAGCCCCTACCACCGTTATTAGACTCTATATGAGCAGTATTTACATTGTTTTTATATAGCAACTCAGCGGTCTTGGGCTCTGTTATCTCCATGCCCTCTTGAGTAAAATATATATCCAAAATGTAAGCCTCTCCTTGATATATACCTGCCACAATTGTAACGCAATAATCTTTACCAGTGTCAGCAGTATCTGTATAACTTATTATTTGCTCAAAGTGTATATCATCCAAGTCATGATAGATTTTTATAACTTGATATAATCTATTTTGAACATCAATTGTTATTTGCTGGTAATTAGCTAAGAATATTTCCTGAGAAGTTAATTTTTGCTTAGATAAATATGTTTCCCTAGACATCAATTCAGGGCATAGCATAGTTTCAGTTTCTTTGTTATAAGCAGGTAGGACTATGGTATACCATTCATTCGGTTCTGCATCCTGTAACCTTCCGCAAAGGTCTTTCTTACTCCAACGAGTTTGTATAACAATTTGTATAGCACCTTCCACCATTCTTGAAAGAAAAGTATCACAATACCATTTCCATTGATTCTCTAATTCAGTCTCATTATAAGCTACCTCAGCATCTTTTACAGGGTCGTCTATAACTCCTATATTCCCTCGCATACCTGTCATAGTACCATTGAATGACGTTGCTAAATAACTATGGTGACGCCCTTTTAAAGCCCAATTACTCTTAGATGCTGAACCATATTTTATTTTAACGTCTGGAAATATTTCAGGATAATTTATAACCGTTACATCTTCTATAACTTCTTCTATTCCATCCCTAACCGCTTTACCGCAATTCTCAGATAGTTTTTCATTGTAAGATACTGTTATAATTTCATTGTTTAGATCCTGTCCAAAACACCACATTGAAAATAATTGTATAGTATACGTTTTTCCATGGCCCGGTGGCAATGATAATTGTAATTTTTTACATATAGTATATTCAGCATTGGAATTTTTTAATTTTTCCAAGTCACTAAGAGATGCTATAATCCATTTTTCTTCTTCGGCTATATTATTTCCGTATTTTATAATTCTGCCTTCGTATAGAGCTTGAAGGGTGTCACAAATAGTTTTTAAATGTGTCCTGCTATCTTTATAAAATTTTGGACTAATACATTTGCAAAACCACCAGAAAGATTTTTTGGCGTTATCTATTTGCGCCAGTTTTATGTAACTCAATTCTTCCTGAATACTAAATTTTTTTTTAGGGGTACCCGCCATCGCCTTCACCTGCAAAAAAAGTACTACCCCGGGGGGTGTACTCAGTTTTCTTCTAACATTTTTATGTATTTATCCAAAGTTGGACGGCTTACATCACACATGCTAGCATATTCCATTTTATTTATCTTTCTTGTTTTATAGAGTTCAAATAACTTTGTTACCTTCTCTGGGATACTCTCCAACGTTACCGGAGGACGTCCAAGTATTTTACCTTTAGCTGCTGCATTAGCTATCCCTGACCTAACACGTTGGCTTATCATGTTGCGTTCTAACTCTGCAAATACTCCCATCATCTTTAACATGCCCTCTGTCATAGGGTCTAAGGAAGTCGTACAATCAACTACAAAGTTACCTAGTATAAGCTTAAGCTTTCTATCTTTAGCAAGGTCTATGACTTCTATAAGCTGCTTAGTACTCCTAGTTATCCTGCTAACCTCTGTAGCTATTATCGTATCCCCTGCAATAACTGTATCCAATAGCCTCTGTAATTGCACCCTATCCGTTTTAGTACCGCTCTCATACTCAAAATAGATGTTATTTTCTGCCACTCCAAGACTTTTAAGTTCTCTTGTCTGTCTTGTAATATCTTGCTTTACATCATCAGTACTGCATCTAGCATATCCATATATCATAAAATATCCGCCCTTTAAATTCATTTGTTAAATATATTATACTTTAAATTTAACAAATTGTAAATTATAATGTCAAATATTTTACTTTACATTTATAAGACTTAAAACCCTTAATAATCCTAAAATAATTGATAATAAATGATTAAAATTAAATGTAAATTATAACAAGTGTTTTATTTTACATTTATTCATTATCAATTTTTAATCCATATCTTGCCTTAAATTCTTCTAAGTCAGCTTCTGATAATGGTTTTCCATTTGTATTAATATTATTAGTAATCTCTTGTTTATCAGTATATCCATAGTTCTTAGCTATGAATATTTGGCCCGGTTTACCTTCTTCCATTAACCTTTCTTCCAGATAAGCTTTTATCTTATCTCTTGCATCTTTTATTATGTCGAAGAATATATGACCTTCTTCTTTGTAGTTATAGAGCGTTTGCCTATCAATTTTCAATGAATAAGCTAAACCTGCAAATGTATAAGGCTTCTTTCTTTTATCACAATTTGCAAAGTAATTATTTACTTTTTTTTCTAATTCTTCCTTTGTGAATTTAAGAGGTTGTCCGGGGCCATTTCTATTATCTAATTCATCATTCATATGATTTCACCCCTTTTTTAGTTTAATGAAAATATAGATTTTAATCATAAAAAAACCACTTAACTTATAATTCTTTAAGTGGTTTTTTTATAATACATACATGAGTCAAACATAAATACATAAGCCAAAAGAACAAATTATTAACGAAAAATGAAAGGATAAAACATACTACATAATACTATATTAACATGTTAACACATTCAAGATGACATGTCACTGACACGGTTTTGCCAAATCAAAAATACGTCTACAACTATTATTATAAGTCACCTTGAACTATTATTAACTTAATTCCATCTGCACCAAAAAGAATGATGGATAATTCATCAACCATATTTGTTCTCCATCTGTATATAGTTCTCTCTGATACTTTTTCACCAAATAGCAATTTTGAATGCCTAGCAAGTCCATTTATTTTCTTTTCCCAAGTTAATTTAGAGAACCAAGGTCTCATATACATCAATTTTATAACTTTCCCCTGCTTTGGATGTATGTTAAATAGTTTTTTAACAGATTTATTTATGTGATTTAAAAGAATAGCACTATTAATTTTCTTTCTTTTCAAACTATCAGATTTATATAATATATCATCAAAAAGACAATCATAATCTAGTTCATCAATGAAATCCTGAAGCATATAATATTTATTTAATAGAACCTCTGTGTTATCCAATATGGCCTTTTTAACTCTTTGCTTCTCTTCTTTTTTTAAAGTCCTAATAACTTCAAGGGCTATACTTTTAATAAGTTCCTCTTGTGATTGACTCGACATAACTGTATCTCCTAACTTTAAATTCCAAAATATAGCACTATTAAAAATAGTATTATCACTGTAACTGTAATAAATATGCAAAAAAATTCTTCTATGCCTTTTTCAGAGTCGCTTTTATCAACCACTCTTATCAACTCCTTTAGGTAAATAGTTAACTGCTAGACCATTTTCTTAACATCAGGAATATGGTTCTGGAATAATTAGCTATATTTAACCCTCTCAATTACCTTTATCTTATATACTACAATTTCCTAAATTTTCAATTTGTTTTGAAATGCTACAGTATCTCGTCTCAATTCATGCATTTTATTTTTTAACTCAGCTTTATCATCGATGCACCAATATGATGATGCTTTCAGATCTTTATCTGGTACTTTTTCTAATATTTCAATAATCCTATAACATTCCGCAATTATTAGTAATTTTAAAATTTTCATATGCCCTCCAATTAGCTTTATCTTATATTTTGTTCAACTTACACCCCTTTTTTATCAACATTTTGACAGTATCTTGAACATTTCATTTTTTGAGTATAATTAAATTACAAAGTTCTTCATTTTTTTATCTTTTTCGTCTTGGTTAATCCCTATGTAAATGAGTGTTATCCTCTCTGCTGAGTGATTAAATATGTCCATTAGTGTTGCTAAGTCCTTATATTGTTTATAGAACCAATAACCAAATGTTTTTCTCATAGTATGTGTGCCTATTTCTTTCAATCCACACTCTAATGCTGTATTTTTTAGTATTAAATACGCTGTATTTCTAGCTATTGGCTTATTTTCTCCTTCTCTGGATGGAATTAAAAAGTCCGACTCCTTCATGTTTTCTATATAAATTTTTAGCTCTTTTTTGAGGTTAGGAGCTATCAATATCTTCTTTTGCTTTCCTGTTTTCATTTCTGTGATATTTATATGATCTGTGTCTTTTACATCCTTTACTTTTAATTTTAAAATATCTGATACTCTAAGACCTGTGTTTATTCCAAGAACAAAAAGCATATAATTCCTTAAACTTTTTTTCTTAAGCTTTTCTTTAATTTCCTGAATCTTATCCGGATCCCGAATTGGTTGAACAAATTTCAATATTATCCACCTCATTCCCAGCCTTTAAACAAGACTTTGAATATCTTCTAGTTATCATAAAATCTTTGTGTGTTCCCAAAAAACTTTAAAGTTCTTTTAATATTTCTTTCCCCTTCTTTTTGCTTTGCTATTATAAATTGGGTGTCGACTGGTTTTCCATCTTCATATATATACTCATGATTAACATGTAAAAACCATACGTCTGTAGCATCTTGTTCAAGGCTTCCTGAGTCTCTTAAATCGCTTAAAGTTGGCGGTCTTTTGAATTTATCTA